AATGCAGCGAGGTGGGTACAGACATCCTAACGGGAGGTTCGACTCCTCCCCCTTCCAGCTACTCATTAGGAGCGCTTTACAATGAAGCATTATGAGGAAATAACAGAGAGATTATCAAATGAACTGAAGTTCCTTGATGAGGAAGGAAAGCAGCCCATCGAGATAGCAGAACTGGCTTTAAAAATTACGATGTGTTACACTATAGCACGAGCGCCAAGCACCCTTCTGGGTATTCAGTTAATTAGTAAGGCGTTACATGATGTAGTATGTGGAGTAGCCCACGAATCATTAACCAAGGAGAAGTAATATGGAAATGTCCATTCATAACGTCACGGAAATCAAAAGCGAAACAGTCCATCACAAGGGTGGTTCAGGGGAGGGCTGGTTTTCCTGCGTAACTGTATCAGTCACATCAACTGACAAATGGACTGATAAAATTTCCAAGAACGATCTCAAATTGTTTCTTCCATATGGGCAGACACTTGAGACAATCACAACAGAGACTAAAGAAAAGGAAATTGACTGATGTTCATCCCAGAATTTCGTAGTGAAGAGGAAGTCTGGCAGTTCGTCGATCTGTCTGATGACTCATGGTGCCTCCCAATGGTGGAGGAATATCTCGAACTGATTCATATTAATGATGATCCGATTGATCTTGAAGACCTCAATGGATGGATTGAAAACGAAATGAAGTCAGCCACAGAGGGTTACGACGATTGGATTGAGTATGACATCCACTGAAGCCCTTGAAGAAGCACTTGAGATATTGTCTAACCTGCAACTTAATGGGCAGGTTAGGCTTTATGATGGCGACATATTGTCACAGTGTATTAAGAAGTTACATGCTTTACAGACAACCCTGAAGGAAAAAGACCATGAACTTATTTGATGGGGAAAATAATGAGTTATATTATTGTTCAGCTTGATAAAGAATCAGGCTTCGAGGGTGTTGATGCCATGATAAACCAGGAAGGTACTGCCCTTCAAACCTTTCAGACAAGGGAGGAAGCAGCTATCTTCCTGGCTGAGTCTGGACTACGGGAACTGGAGTTTGGTTTTCCTTTTGAAATAGAGATACAGAGGATACACTAATGAGAAAAATATTATTGTTAATGGCACTCATCTATCTAACAATTTGTATATTGTTTTCAACGGTTAAGGCCAGTGAACTTAACTGTCTGGTTGAAGCTATATATTATGAAGCAAGATCCGAACCCGTGATAGCACAACTCTCGGTTGCAAATGTTGTACTCCAGAGAGTGAGAGATGACAGGTTTCCCAACACCATTTGTGGTGTTGTACATCAAGGGATATATAACAGGAGAGGACAACCAGTAAGACATCAGTGTATGTTCTCCTATTGGTGTGATGGAAAGCCCGAAAGAATGAAAGAGATACATGCTCTGAAGAAGTCTATCTCTGTAGCTGAGATGGCAATCAATGGGGTCTCCGTTGAAGCTACACTAGGTGCTACCCACTACCATGCAACCTATGTCAACCCTCCCTGGAGACACGCTGAAAATTTCATGGAACTGGGGCAGCTAGGTAAACATATTTTTTACATTGACATGAGATACAAATAGGTGTATACTAAATAACTTATTAGGAGTTACTTATGAATGAACTTGAAGTACTGAGAAAACAGGTTAAACAATTAAGAAAAATAAATGATGAACAGTCTGAAACTATCAAGAAACAACTTAAAGAAATATCTAAAGTAAAACAGGAAGCCCAACATAAATCCCAGTGGATAGAACTTTATGAAAAAGATATATAACTTTCAGAAGTATGTGGAAAGAAAAGAAGATCAGAACAGAATAGCTTATGGTTATTCAAAGGAACTTTGGAACCTAATGAAAGATCAGGGTTATAATGTTAATGATCCTAAAGATATTGATACTTTTTTTGAGGACTTAGAGGAAGAATAATGGGTAAGAATTTATGGCAGAAGGAGAGGAGCGCAATATTTCGTGATCTCTTTCGACAGTATTCAGAAGAAGGATACGATCCAAAGGAGTCTCGCAAGCTGGCTCGTCTGGAGGTGGATGAGATCATGCAGGACAAGGAAGACTTCATAGAAAACCTGTTGTCTGATACTTTTGATGACTGTTAAACTTATCACTCATATGGGGAGTGATCTTACTGTTGTCAATGCAGCAAGGGTGTCCTTTGACAAGGAATCAGAATGGGAGGCTATACCCTTTGGTGGTGTCCTGGAAGGCAACCTGTCAGAGAAGGATGAAAAGCTGATAGGATATCTGGCAAAGCATAATCATTGGACACCATTCGGTCACTGCTTTGCACAGTTCAGGATAGAGGCACCCATCTTTGTAGCAAGACAGTTAATGAAACACCAGGTTGGTCTGGTATGGAATGAAATAAGCAGACGTTATGTCGATTATGATCCAGATTTCTGGACACCTCTGGTATGGAGAGGTAAGGCAGACAACAAAAAGCAGGGATCAAGTGAGGAACCTGTGGACAAACAGGAGAGTATGCAGCATGTCTATGCTGATGCAGTGCGTCATGCAAGAGATGCCTATAACTTCATGTTGAAATCTGGTGTGTGTCCTGAGCAGGCCCGCAGTGTACTCCCTCAGTCTATGAATACTGAGTGGTTCTGGTCTGGATCTCTTGCTGCCTTTGCAAGGGTGTGTAAATTAAGAATGAGTCCTGATGCCCAGAAAGAAACAAGAGACATAACCACTGACATACATAATGAGATGAAAAATTTATTTGATGTATCATGGAGGGCTTTATGTGGAACCTGATGTTAAAGAAAGATTTTGGTAATGTGGTTATCAAGCGTTTTAAAACTCGCAGAGAAGCTGAAGAGGAAATCAAAAACAGAGAGCGCCTCACTCAGCACCTGGGAGCCAGCAGTGATAAAATTTATTCAATCAAAAGAGGGAATGAAAATGGACGTACTCTTAGAAATCTATAGCAGTGGAGAGAGGGTTCAACCCACCTTATCTTTTAAGGCTGCGTGGAGAAAGATGGACAGAGTAGACAAGATCGAAACACTTGTATCAATGGAAAAGGAGATCATGGGTTACAGAAAAGAACTATGCAAGGAACTCCTTGACATGAGTAAAGGAAAATGGTAAAATCTTTAGATAATACTTTTATAAAACATATACCCTGCAAAAAATGTGGGTCAAGCGATGCCAATGCATTGTATGATGATGGGCATGAATACTGTCACAAGTGTAACACCGTTATACCCGGAGATAAAATGGCAACCCAAAACACTGTAGTTCCAATCCAGACCAGAAACATATCTGACAATTCTTATGTGTGGTCTGACATACCAGACCGAAAGATAACACTGGATACCTGTAAAAGATATGGTGTCATGGTCGCCAGACAGAACCAGACCATTACGGAACACAGGTATCCTTACTATGATGGGGATGGAAACAATCTTGCCAACAAGTATCGCAAGACACAAACCAAAGACTTCTGGTCTGAGGGTACTCTCGGTCAGTGTGGTCTGTTTGGTGAACACATGTTCAATCAGCCTGGAAAGTACATCACAGTTTGTGAGGGTGAGATAGATGCCATGAGTGCCTTCCAGCTTCTTGGTTCCAAGTATGCTTCAGTATCCATCAAGAATGGTGCTACAGGTGCGCTCAAGAATTGCAAGCAGTCGCTTGAATATCTTAACAGGTTTGAAAATATTGTTCTGTGTTTTGACAATGATGCAGCAGGTAAGGCAGCAGCTACGGAGGTGGCTAGGTTATTCGAACCAAACAAATGCAAGATAATAAATCTTGAACACAAGGATGCCAATGAGTATCTCAAGATGGGACAACGTGAGAAGTTTACTCAAGCCTGGTGGAATGCAAAGACGTACACACCAGCAGGTATAATAAATCTTGCCGACCTTGGTGAAAGTCTCTATGAAGAAACGTACAGCGAGACGTGTCTGTATCCCTGGTCAAAGCTTAATGAAAAGACCTATGGCATGAGGACAGGTGAGCTTGTCTGCTTCACCAGTGGTGCAGGGATGGGCAAGTCATCCGCAATGCGGGAGCTTATGCATCACATACTGCGTAGCACCAAGGATAACATAGGTGTCCTTGCAATGGAGGAGAACGTAAAGAATACTGCATTCAATATCATGTCAGTCGAAGCTGATGCCCGACTGTACATCAGGGAGATACGAAAGAAGTTTAGTGACGAGCAGCTAAGAGACTGGCAGAACAAGACAGTAGACAGCGGGAGGTTCTTTGCCTTTGATCATTTTGGATCGATCAACAACGATGAGATTCTTGATCGTGTCAGGTACATGGCAAAGGCTCTTGACTGCAAGTGGGTAATCCTTGACCATCTCAGCATCCTTGTCAGTGGACAGGAAGACAACGGTGATGAGCGTAAGTCTATTGACATTCTCATGACCAAGCTTCGATCACTGGTGGAGGAAACAGGTATAGGTCTTATGCTTGTCTCCCACCTACGCAGACCATCAGGTGACAGAGGACATGAGGATGGCAAGGAAGTATCGCTCTCACATCTTAGAGGTTCAGCAAGTATCGCACATCTCTCTGATAGTGTCATAGCCCTTGAAAGAAACCAGCAGGCAGACGACGAGATAGAAGCCAACACAACTACGGTTAGGATATTAAAGAACAGATACACTGGAGACACAGGAGTAGCTTGCTACCTGCACTACAATAAAGATACGGGTCGTATGACACAGATCGACAACCCCTTTCTGGAGGATACTGACTGATGTCTAGAGCGGAATACCAGAAAGAATATTATCAAAAAAATAAAGAGCGTATAGCAGAGTATGGTAAAGAATATAGAAAGGAAAATAAAGAGCGTAAAGCAGAGTATGATAAAGAGTATGGTAAAGAATATAGAAAGGAAAATAAAGAGCGTAGAGCAGAGTATGAGAAAGAATATTATCAAAAAAATAGAGAGCGTATAGCAGAGTATGAGAAAGAATATTATCAAAAAAATAAAGAGCGTAAAGCAGAGTATGAGAAAGAATATTATCAAAAAAATAAAGAGCGTCTAAAAGAATATAGACAGAAAAATAAAGAGCGTAAAGCAGAGTATATGATAGAATATTATCAAAAAAATAAAGAGCGTATGAAAGAATATAGTAGGAACAGAAACAAACCAACTCCTGAGATGTATAGGTTTTTTGGTAACAGAGCAAGTAAATTAAAAACTAAATCCAGAGAAAACAAAATACCCTATGATCTGGATGGAAAGTATTTACAAAGTATTTATCCTGAAGATGGTAAGTGTCCTGCATTAAATATAGAAATGAAAACGGGCTTTGATTCGGATTGGAAAATTTCACCAACTGTTGATAGAATAGATCCATCAGGAGGATACATGAGAGGCAATGTTATTTGGATTAGTTGGTTAGCAAATTGTATTAAAACATCAGCAACACCCTGCCAAATTATTACAGTAGGTGAATTTTATAAACAGTTGGAAGAGGAAAACGCACATGAGTAAGAAAAAATTTTGGCAGTCAACTTACAGAAGGATTTGGCTCCCATATTTATTAAGAGAGGTTACTAATGTTCCTAAATGGCTCCCTTGTTTTCCCTCAATAAACGCCAAACATATCTTTGTTATTTTAAACAGAAATTATAGACCAATCTCTCATGTTGAAACAGTAGGGTGGCAAACCAGTGGTGCAGAAATGAAAAGACCCGGAAATGAATTGGTTGGTTCAGTAGTATCCTTTGTAAGAAACCCTAAAGATTTTAAAAATGTTTGGGATGGCTATCCATATTTATATGATGACAGAACCGGACACAAGAACAAATCAGTTGAGGATTATTTAGAAAGATTAACTAAACTATTTACCCACAGTCATGAGTTTTTGACTCTCGAACAAATAGAATGTTTAAAGTGTCCAGACTATGACTGTAGACATGTGACATGTGATGCTTGGCGTAACCGTGACATCGTGCCAGAACTTTGCAAAGATTATGGACACACATCTCAGATGATAGGATATAAAGATTAACCCAAGGAGAATGATAATGAATAGCCCTGGAATAAAGAAAAGTTTTGACAAGGCACTCTACGATGTAGCAGATTCCAAAGCCAAGGAGTGTATGATTGGCTGGCTCAAAGAAAAAGATCATGCCAATATAAGCAGTAATGAAACAACTTTCTTTGATATAATATCTTTTGTTGATCATGGTCTTCCCAGACATCTATATGAAGTGGAAATAAAATATTCCTGGAGGAGTGGCTGGCCTGACAGTTGGAAGGAAATAAGAATACCCTATCGAAAACTTAGGCTGCTTAACAAATGGAAAGATGACTGCCCGGAAGATCTTCTGACTTTCGTTGTATTCAATCATGATTGTACACGGGCATAGCACATAGA